TTATTGGTAGGTATTGTTTGATGATCTTTGTTTTGATACCAGTATCTTGCATAAGGTATCTAGCAGTATCCAGATAATTCTTTTCCTCTTTTTGTTTTACTTTTGCAGCTTCGGCTGCTGTTAGTTGTTCTTGTAATTCTTCTAGTTTACCTGTCGCAACTCCTGTGGTAAACTTCTCATCTGATAATTCATTTATCTCGTTCTCTTTTGATTCAATATATTTCTTTATCTCATTTATAGATGTCTCATATCTATTAATTAATAATTCTTTTTCTCTAATAGTAACCATAGTATTATTGATTATCTCTAATCTTTGCTCGGTAGAATATATATCTTTTTCTATCTGACCTAACGCACCTTCTAACTCTTTTATTTTATCCTCTTTCTTAACAATCATTGTAGATTTAAATGCCTCATCAATTGCTTGTTGACAGGTAGGGCAATCGTTATGTGTTTGAAAGAAACCTAAATCTTTTTTGTGTTTGCTACAAGTGTTTTCTAATTTTGCTTCTAGGTTGTGTAATTGTTTATACTTACCATTTATTTTACTCTCATCTAGTATCTGTTTTTGTAATTCTGCTTTTTCTGTTTTTACTTTATCTATATCTAAATTATAATTATCAATGTCTGTTTGTGCCTTTTCTATTTCTAGTTTTCTTTTCTCAATGGTCTGTTGTTTATTGCCACTCATATCCTCTATATGTTTCTTTTGTGATTCTATTTTACTATCGATCAACTGACAATTAAAGTCCGATTGTTTAATTACCTCATCTTGATTTTTTTGTTTCTCTCTAAACAGCAGGTTCATTTTAGAAAATATCTCTATGTCTAATATTTCTTCTACGACCTGTCTTCTATGTCTTGCTCTTAATTGCATAAACGGAACAAACGAAGCATTACCTAATATGACTACCTGTGTAAATGATCTAAAGTTTAGTTTTAGTATTGTGGATTCTAAATGTTTTTGATAATCTCTTTGAGCAGCGTCTTGATTTAACATAACATCATTACACCATATCTCAAATGTATTTGGTTTGATACCTCTTATAATCTTGTAATAGTTTTGACCGATAACAAATTCTACCTCTACAACACATTCTTTTTCATTTATAGAATTGATTAGTTGATCTTTCTTTATATTTCTAAATGGTCTTTGAAATAGACCAAAACACAATGCGTCTAACATTGTTGATTTACCTGCACCGTTTTCACCGACCACTAATGTTGATTGTGATCTATCTAATTGTATCTCTATAAACTGTTGACCTGTTGATAGAAAGTTTTTATATCTTACTTTTTTAAATAATATCATACCTCATTACCCCAAGCATCCCATCCTTTAGTTTTACGTCTAGCAAATAACTCTATGTATGGTCCTTCTAATAAGTTTTCTATATGTTTATACATAATATCAGGTTTTCTACTATGTTCCCTTCGTTGATCTATGACTAATTGTGGCACAGATTTACTTAATCTTTTTGGTTTACCTTTTGTTGCAAGTAAACACATTTCAGGATTACCTCTTGTCCAGTATCCTAGACCTGTAAAGAAACCAGGTTTAGTTTTGTTAGTTTTTGTCCAAGTAAATCCTACTGTTTTGTACTTGAACCCCCAAGCGTCAATAACTTTAAACGCCTGATCTAATAGTGGATCTATCACCCACATTAAAAGGACTGCATTGTCCTTAGCAATTCTGCTAACAGGTAAAGAAATAATGTCAGCGAGACTGAGCACAGGATAATGTTTTTCAGGACTTCTATCTTTTCCTTTTTCAGAATATGTCTTAAACGACCAAGGTGGATCTGCATATATAACTCCATATTTTTTATTCGGCAGAGACATCACTATCTTGCGCCTCTACAAATGTTTCTTTTATCATATTTTTTAATTTATCTTTATCTAAATCAACTGGTAATTGATCTACATAATTATTTACGAGTGTCATTGTATCTTCGGTACCTTCAACGACATCATCACTTACTAGATTAGCATTAAGATCAGAGTAGTCCTCTAATATCTTTAATTCGTGTACCGTAATATTGTGATATAATCTTTCAAGTAAACGATCAAACATTTCATTATTTTTTTTATTAACAACAACTAGTTTTACAAACTTATTATGATATGGACTTATATCTAATTCATCATAGTTGGTCTCATCATCATTATAGGTAAGTTTTGCAAATATGGTAAATGGATTAGGTATAGCTTCTAACTCTCTTGTCTCTGTATCAAATATATGAAAGTATTTTTGTTGACCATAATCTGACCACGTCATTTCGTATTGACTACCTAGATAAAATATCTGACCGTCATCATTCTTTGTATGAAAGTGACCAGTTATAGTTTTTTCAAATCTTGAAACTATTGATTTATCATAACCGTGTGTTTGTGTTATGTTCTCGTGCATATAGAAACCATTTAGGTCTAGGTGTGCCATACAGATATCTGCCTGTGCTGTGTTTAGCATATTAAAGGATTCTTCTTGATTTTCAGGATTTATCCAAGGCAACATTAATATCTTTAGGCCATCAAAGTCAACTACCTTAGGATCCTCATATATCCAAGGTTCATTGACGCCATCAGGTGCCGTACATAATTGTTGTAGTGAGTTTACTTTGTTAGTATTTTTGAAATAGATATCGTGATTACCTATTAGTATGTGGGTATCTATTTTCATTTCCCACAATTTTTTTAAAAAGCCTTTTCTAAAGTTATCGGCTATTCTAAAATTAATATATTTTCTTCTATCGACAACATCACCTAGATGTATTAGTGTCTTGATATTATGTTTTTCTAAATACGGAAAGAATATCTCCTCATAGAACTTATGAAGATACTCATCAAAGATCATACTATCATTACGGACACCAAAGTGTGTGTCGTTTAATAACGCTATTTTCATACCTACCTAATTATATAACTACTTTTTCTTTTCGCTTTCTTTCACATTCTTTTGTAGAAAGTCTAACATCTGGCTTTTATACACAGCGTCATCACCTTCTAAAGAGTCCATCATCATTTCTACACCAGAGTTAGCAATTACTTTTGCTTTTACGTCTTGTTGTTTTTTCTCTTTCTGTATTCTTCTAATAAAAGCATAGTATATAATTTGTGTGAAATATGCAAATGGATTGTTTGATTTTTTAGGATTAAAGTTGTTCATATATTGTAAACAGTTTTCAATCCCGTCAGAGATCATATCGTCTCTGTATGTGTAGTTTATAAAATTCGGTCTGTAAGATAAATGATTAGCAATTTTTAAAAAACATTCACCTATGTAATTGGTTACTTTAGGCGGTTTTCTATTTTTGTCTTTTGCCTTGTCATACTTTAAACGCCAATCAGTCATCGCTTGTAGAAACTTTTTGTTATCTACATAGTGTTCTTTTTGTTTTATTTTTAATTTTTCTGACATAATAATATTATAACATTTTTGCTATAAAATGTAAAGCTTTTCAATTATTTTTTTGAAACGCTTGACGGCTGTAGGATGTTATGTTATACTGACTATGTAGTCGCTTGAGAGACCACCTAGCTACCCTAGTGTATCGTCTTTTTTCCAAACAAATCTACCAAATCTTCCTCTCGCCAATCTAATCTTTCTTCTCTCATTTGTTTGTCCATTTTATCCATCTGTTCTGCCAATTTATAAATGTTTTCCATTTCTTCAGCTGACAGAGCAGGTTTAGCTTTTTGTTTTTGTTTCTCTAATTTATTTAATATAACTTCGTAGTAGTTTGAAATGTATTTGTCCGCTTGGGTGATTACCATTATCTTATCTCTTGGTATTACGAAAGTCTTGTCGTCTGTGAAATGTAACCAAGGGGCTAGACTAGAATCATCTTTAGCGCCAAACTCTGTCATTCTCTGGACAGTGTGTAATTCTAGTGCGTTTGTGATTCTTAAAAAATCCTTGTCAACCGTGATAGATCCCATTATGGTACTACCATCTACAAGTCTAACCATACGATAATCGGTATTGTTGCTCATATAACTATTTATTAATCCTTTAGGTTAATATTGTGGATTTCGTAATCAAATTCCTCTTCGGTATAAATGTTTATTCTTTCTTGAAAATGTTTTAGTGTAAAGTTTTCTTTTGACTTGTATTGCATATCATCAGCTATGTCGTATAGTGTCGCATTAACTTTATTATCGCCTAATCTTAAGCCCCTACCTATCGATTGTAAATTTCTTATCCTACTTTTAGAAGGACTAGCAAAGATTATATTATGTAAATTTCTAATATTAATACCAGTAGAAAAAGTACCATAACTTGCCACAATTATAGCATTATTTTCTTTTTCAACTATGGCTCTTGCTTTCTCTCTCTCTTCCGTCTCAACACCGCCATAGATATAAAAAACCTTTCGGTTGTTTTCCGCTTTGTCCTCTATAAGTTTATGTAAATCTTTACCGTGTTTTTCTACAAGTTGAAATAGGACTAGAGTATTACCTTTTAATTTAAGTGCAAGATTTTTTATAAAGTTATTTCTTGACTTACTTGATACCAGATAATCTATCTCGTCTTGATACTTACCGTTGGCAACCATCTTACAATTTTCTTCGGTATGTTTTAGTATCAAACATCTTACAACTAGATTACTTAACTGTTTTTTATCCATAAGTTTTTTTGTAGATGTTACCTTGTTTACAGCGCCAAACAATCCCTCTAATACTAGTTTATGTGTGTGAGCGCCATCTAAAGTACCTGTAAGACCAATACGATATTTACAATCAATCAGTTTAGTCATAATCTCTGTTAGTGATTTTGATTTAAATAGATGTGCCTCATCACCAAACACAGCACCAAACTGTTCAAAATATTTCTTTGGTAGTTTATATAGTGATTGCCACGTGGATATCAATACCTTTTTATCTGTTTGATTAGAATATCCACTATATAATCTA